CGGTGTAAAGTTACCGGAAGGCAGGTTATTATAACCAGCAGCGCGATTAAAAGCCATTTGCTTTTCCTTCCTTCATTTGAGGTTTAAGATTGATAGTCGATTCGCCCTTCAGCCCGTGCAGCGTCCAGTTCGCTTTCCAGCTTTTCGAACTCCCACGGTTTCATCTTGGCGATTTGTGAAGCTTTCCAGATCTTCCCATTGTTATCCTTTGTGGATACTTCTTTGGGTGATTGTCGGGTTACAGCGGCTGCTGCATCCGTATCCTTTGATTTAGATTGCTTCTTTGTTTTGCTGATACCTTTATCAGCTTTGTAGAGATCAATAACCCGTGCTGCCAAACGAGCATTCGTGTTATTCTTGTAGATCCCGTCACTTAGTGATTCAGGCTGTTCATCCAACCATTCCAAGAAATCACTGTCTGCTTTTAGCTGATCAAAGTCAGGATGCAAGTGAATCAGTTCGGCGTATGCCTTTTCCTTCTCCATCTGCTTTTCACGCTCTTTGATAGTGCCGATTTCATTCTGCAGTTGTGAAACCTGCATCGCAGATACAGTCTGTACGACTTCGAACACTTCAGGATATTGGTCCTTAAACTGTTGTAGTTCTTCCATCGACTTTGGCATTTGAATACCTTGTGGCATCTCCACCTCTCTGGAACGAACTGCTGATTTAAGTTCGCTAATTTCCTGCTTGAACTCGTTGACCTTTTCGTCGTAGTGACGCTTTAGGTCATCGTACCGTTTCTTGTAATCGTGTGATTCTTCCGGTTCCTGTTTCGCTTCCACGAAGCTGTCTCCGGTTTCGCCCTGTTGCTGAGTAGCCGCTTCTTCTACGGGGTCAGCTTCATCACTTTGGGCTTCTACTTGTTCTTCCTCATCTTCCTCGTAAACTTCATCACGGTATTTACCTCTATAAAGCTTATCGTTGTTAGTGGTTCCGAACGAGTCGTTTGCTTTGTTGGCACGGTGGCCTCTTACTTTTGCCATTTTAGTTACCTCATATTGCGGGGCCACATGGCTGTGGGTAGCCGCTCCGGTTGTGTCGGGGCCGCGTTGCGGGTAGCCGACGGATCAGTACGCAGGACTTATTCCTAATGCTTTTTCTAGGAAGCCGCGTTCATATTTGGGTTCTGGGGCAAGCTGTGGTTCTGGTTTCCGATCAGGCTTGCGTTGAACTTCAATAGGTTTGTTTGCAATTGCATTTTTAAATAGCTGTGCGGCGTAGTCTTGCGCCATAATTTTGTTCAATGAACGAAACACACCAGCTACAGTTGTAAATGGGACATCTCTATCTTTAAACTGTATCCCGCCTCTTCCTTCCATAAGGTGCTCTTTATTTTCATTTAAGAATTGTTTTTTATTTTCGCCAGTCATGTAGTTGTCAAAACTACGCCTCAATTCTTTTATCAAACCTTTTTTCTTAGCATTTGCTAAATCTGATGCATTTACTTGTCTAAAGTAAGGTTCAAATTCAACTTTTCCATCCTTGCCATAAACAATTTCAAAATCTTGAACAGGTTCTTTTGTTCTTTTTTGTTTTTCAAGAGAACCTAATACACTATCAACATCCCGAAGCATGTACGCCTCATTTATGATTGATTGAATATACCTGTGTTCTGGTGTGTTTCCGCCAATCGCACCTTTACGAGATTCTTTGTTTGCTTTCCACGCTCTTTGTGCTTTTATTAAAGTTTCACTAGGCTTAAAGTTAGGGTCTTTTGCAAGTGCATCTGCACCTTTGTGCATCAATTCATGACCAAGTACAGCATCATAGCTGAGAGGCAGTCCTCCAGAACGAGATGTTGCAAAATATTCGGGACTTTTTATAATAACTCTATTGATGTTTTCTCTGTAAGCACCTGCAGGATTTAGCCCAAAATACCCGGATATATCCTCATTCAAATCCAAAGTTTTTACAAAATCACTTAAAGTACGGGTATCACGCAGACCTGCAAGAAGAACATCATTGTAGTTAGTTCTACCTAGAAAACTAAAACCAGCTTCCGTATCACCAAACTCAACACTTTTGCGATAAGACTGTCTCTCAGAGTCGCTACTCATAGAGGGAGTAGCCGGGTTTATTCTGGACTGTTCTTCTAAACGAATATCTTTTTCACTTAAAATACCATACCCCTGAGGACCGAGTTCACGTATTCTTTCATCGACAATATCAAAACCTATAGGTTGTGGTAGCGGACCAGTATAGAGGTTATCTACATCGCCGCCATCAGCGAACTTTTTTCTATCGATGAAGCCACCCCCTGCAGCCTCTTGACGACGGGCAATCTCTTTTTTACCACGATTGTTGATCTTGTTCAATCTGTCGTACCCAATGATCTTTGCAATGTGTGGTGGAATGAGTACCTCACCTTTCGATACGGCGATCTGTACTTCTTGGCTAACACCTGACTGCCCTGTATCTCCTATCTTCTGGTAGGCTTTGCGAATCATTTTTTCGATGTCGTCGCGTCCGGCAAAGTCGGCTGCAGCAGCGTTGATTACAAAGGTGCCTTCTGGTACATCACGAGGCTGATCGTCTGCTATACTGACATCATCAGGCTGGGACTGGTTACCGCCGACAAACTCTGGACGCTCTGCAAAGCCAGCTTCACCGCCAGCTTGCATACCGACGCGACCACCAGAAGCCCAAGAAGATTTATCACCGGGATTGCTTCCCTTTGCAGACTCTGCTTCTCTATCTGATAGCCCACCAAAAGCTCCACCACCATCTCTAGCATCACCGCCATACGGATCTGATTTGGATGTCTTACCAGATCTAGCAGCCTCTTCTCTTCTTTGCTGTTCGGCTGCTGCTGCTGCTGCCCTGTCTCGCCTATCTTGTTCGGCCTTTGCGTCGGCGGCTCGTTTTGCTTTGGCTTCCTCAGTAAAGAAAGCTTCCATACCAGTTCTTTTGTAGGCTGCGCCGGGAGTAATTGACGAATCAAATCCCGCTGCAGTGCTTGCGGCTGATGTCCCAGCATAGGCATCACCAAACTGATACCCACCTACTTTGCTCATCCTATCGGCAATAGCAGCGTCAGTCATTTTTTGCTGCATGGTTTTAGTACCCGGCTTTACCGTAGTCCCTGTAGTAAATCCCCATGTAGTTTCAATAGACTTATATGTATCACTTACAAAGTCTGTACTAAAATTAGTGCCCCAACGATCATTAAATGCTTTAGTGTAATCTGCTACATTTTGTTTAGTAGGTGTAGCATATCCTTGCCCACTAATGTCTGTCCAAGTTCCATTCGCGTTAAATGTGCCGCCATTTCTAAAAACGTCATCGCTTTGAATAACGTCTTTATCGCCACTCAGCGCACTCCATTCGCCATCCTTATATGTTTCAGCTTTCATCGTCCCAACTAAAAACCCATTTTTAATTGCTTCGATGTTTTTTATCTGTTCTTGGCTCATACCAGAAAGATTACCACTATATTGGAAACTTCCGGGTTTACGGCTAACCATCATGCCGTTAATGTCCATAAAGGCACCCGCACCTGTAGCCTTGAATATAGCAGCGTTTTGTTTTTGAATTGCCATGTTCGCTGCGCCACCAAGTGCAGCAAGAGCACCAAAAAGACTGCCCGCTGGTCCCATAACCATTAGTGCAGCAGGAGGGGCAGTTACTGTACGCATCTTACCCATCGGTCCTTCCATCTGCACACCTTGACCAAAGCTTTTTATTGCATCAGATAAACTAACGTCGCCAGATACAACATCTCCGAAACCTTTAAATCCTTTTTCGTTTATGTCACCTAAATTATCAAAAAAATCACCTGCAAAATCTCGCACTAGATCTGCTGACTGGTCAGAGAAAAACCCAGCATCCGTGTAATCCATACCCGGAATTTTTACATCGTACGTTCTGTAAGAATTTACACTTGCAGGATCAAAACCGCTTTTATCTGCATCTAAACCCAACGACAAGGTAGACATGTCTTCTCTACCGCCATCATCAGATCCAATCGGTTTGAATATGTTTGGAGCTGTATCTTCCTCTTCTTCCTTTTTCTCATCATCATCGTCTATGACACTACTTTGAATACCCGTACCCAAAGTTTCACGATAGAAATCGACAGGGCCTGATAAGTATTGCTGCGTAGAAATAGGTGTCATGGTCGAAAACGAACCATAGTTGCCTACAACGTCTGTTGGAAAACCTGTCGTGTTGCCGCCTGTTGCCATCGCTATTCTCTTTTCTGAGTCAGAGGTAGGGCTTTCTATTCTTTGTCTAGGTAAATTATCTGATGTTTTTGGCGTATTTTCGACCGAAGTTCCCATAAGACCTGCGTATATTTCTCTTACTTCTTGTGGGATCTCTGTTTCTTTATAGTCGTAATTGAAGAATGTCTTGTAAAACTCTGCTTCAGACATTTCTTTTGCACGTAAAGATTTTGCTTCTTCTGGCAAAAACAGTCTATTATTACCGGGTGGAACATATGTCAACTCTTGTTCTGAACGCCCCAACTCAGGGTCGTAGGGTAAGGCGTATTCTGCCGCTTGTTGAATTTCAGAAGCTGTAAGATCTCCTGATCTAACTAATTCAAGAACGTAATCTCTTTGGGCTTTAGTCATCTTAAAAAAGGAATCACCAAGTATATCATAAGCGAGTTTTGGTGCAGATACATTGAATCGCTCTTCTTCTGTCATACCAAAACCGAACGGGTCGCTTTGAATTGTCATACCTGATTCGACTAAATCGTCAGCCATTCTGAATTACTTTCTTGTAATTATCCTTCAGTTGAAGGAGGGTTTCCAGTAAAACCAGCTTCCCCTGCGCTTGGCGCAGTTCCGACTCCGATTGTGCCATTGCCAGACCCCGCACCGTCAGTTCCCTCAACTCCCCCAGATATTCCTGCATCTGGGGCCATTCCTTGCTGTTGAGGAGAGCCGCCAGCTTTTGCGCTTGCTGCTTGTTGAGCATTTTGCATCATTCCTTGTAACATCTGTGCATAGATTTGTGCTTCGTTCTGGTCGTTCACTAAGCTATCTGGATCGATGTCCTGAGTTATTGCTAGTTCTTTCATCAAGTTTGGTATCTTGATAAATGGAGCCAACATAGGATTGGCAACAGTTTGCAGCAGGGCTGTGAGACGCTGGCTACGAACTTCTTTTTGCATCACGGCTGCAACACCGCGAGGCTTAATCTCTAAATCACCTTCGATATCTTCCACCCGGTCATTGAACTGCATGTTCCATTGGAAGTATGCTTCACCAAGCGGCTTGAGCAGGTAATCGTCGATGTTTTTAATCACAGTCTTCATAGACAGTCCGGCTGAACCCATCAGCATCGATAGTCCTGCTGCTGTGCGTCCTGTGCCTGTTACACCTGTCTGACCGTGTATGATCGACGGTATACCTGTTTCTTCGTCTGCAAGCTGCCGACTGATCTGATACATCTGAATGTTTTCACCAGCCGTGTTCGGGAACTTGAGGCCGTTGATTGCTGTACCTGTTACTCCAGACTGACGACGGAAGATCTTGCCGGGGAAAATGTCCATGTTCTGACCGGGAACCAAGCTTGCTTCGTCCACGTCAAATACCAAGTTACCTGCAAGAGCGAGGTTATCGATTGCCATACGAACGTGACCGTTCATCAGCATCTGTGCATCTTCCATGTTCTCCGCTACACCAACACCCCACAACTGATACGGGTTGATTTCAAACGGGAACGCTTGGAACGGAATACGTGCAGGGGTAAACGGATTCATCACACAGCGAATGATCTGTGTACCACAAATCCAAACGTTTACCTGTACCTGATCGAAGGCTCCTAAGTCTTCAGCCTCTTCCATACCGGCTTCAGAAGCCATCTTTGCGTCGAGGGTGCCCCAGTATTCCAAGACTTCGAATCGATTTGCTTGATAGTAAGGTTCAGTTTCATCTTCTCTAATAGTGTCTTCATAGTATTTATCTTCGTAGTTCGGTCCTTTTACAAGACATTCTTCAATAGCGTCTGCTCTAAAATGTGGACGGTGAATCAATCCGCGTAGTTGATCCCTGTTCATCCGATGACGTTGGATTATAAAATCACAGTCATCAATGGATGTTGCTGCTGGATCTGGAAACAAGTCCCATACTGAAACGGACTCAATGCGAGGAACCACCTTCTCATACGGGTTGTACGTACGAATACCTTCGTCGTTCTTTTCCCACTTGTGAATGCGCTTGTAGAAGTTAAACGGACCTTTGATAATACCTGTACCCAAAAGTGCAGATTCAAATATTGCTTTACGGAATACGTTGACAGCGTTCGTATCCAAGAGTTGATCGTGGATACACTTCTCCATGCGTCGAGCCTGTTCTTTTGCTGGCTCAAACTGAGGTTCACCCATCTTTGCTTTGCCGGGTACAAGAGCCTCACCGAACTGTTCGCCATACGCACCCATGTTAGATTCAGCTTGTAGAGCACCCGGACGAAGTTCTCTACCATCACCTTCAAAACCATATGGGTCTTGTTGTTGACCTACCTGATCCAGCGGTGTTGCCATGTGAGCGAACTCGACAATACCTTCTGGCATAGGTGTAGATTCTACAACGAGCGGAAACTTCTTGTTGGCAAAGAGAATGTCAACGATCTGACCGTATGCAGCAAGAACCTTTGTTTTGGTTATCTTGATAAATACTTTGGAACGTTCACTATCACGGTACTGTGTAGTGGAATCATAGATTCCTCTGAAGTTCTTGTACGCCTGAAGCCACCGCTGTTCGTGGACTTGGCGTCCATTTTCAGCGTCTTCAAACTTTGAACGGACGTAACCAGCCAGACCCGGCATCTCTCCTTCAGGATCGACTACGGATACAACTGCTTCGTCGTCTGGTTGAATGTAATCTTCAGACATACTGTTCTCTTCTTAGTAGTCGCGCTGTTCAGCCATCTTCATTACTGAAGCATCAACAGCGGTCTTGGTCATCTTCTTAGGCATGTCTTCGGTGAGTACACCTTGCTTTGCCTTTGTATCGAATTCCAAACCTTCGCGGTACAGCTTGCTTTCGCCCATGTTTGCATCGACAGAGGTTTTGTCTGCATTCATGATGTAGCTTGCACCATAGTTGTAGTTGTTGTTTGGCATAGGATTCTCCCTACGTTAAGGTTTCATATTTAAGAAGCTGTCGCCTCTCTGTGGTTCTGGCATTGACATACGTAATCCAGATTCAATATCGAGTTTTTCTATTTCCTCGCGCTTTTCGAACATCTCACGTCCAGTCATAGGCAACGGACTAAATACTCCTTCTGCTACCTCTGCTCCTGCAGTTAAAGCCTCTAAGGGTGTAGAACGTGGTAAATCTTCGAACCCTGCCTCTTCCTCTGTAGGGATAGATGCAGACGCTGGGGTAGTTTTCATACCCGCACCTACGGTGAGAGCACCTGTCATACCCGTACCTAAAACAGACAAGGCTCCGGCACCTAGCTTTATACCGAACTTGCCCAGCTTATTCTTCAGCTTATCAGATATCTTATCTACCGAATCTATCTTTGCATCTTCTTTAGCCTGAAGTTTTACCTCTTCACGAACTTGTTTCCTGATGCTTTGCTTTTCAATATCAGCTAAAGCTTGTGCTTCAACTCTTTTGCGATCTACTTGTGCTGCAGCTTCAATTTCTTCAGGCGTAACAGAAGCCTTTGCTTTGATAGCTTTTGCTTCTTGTTCGGCTACAGTTGCAGATGCTGTTGCTTGACGGGCCTTTTCTTCTGCTTGAAGAGTTGTCTTTTGCTCTTGAATCAACGCGGCCTTATCTTCATCAGACAAAAGATCTAGGTTTATGTTCTTTTCTGTAGTTCCAAAGTCTCCGATTGCAAAGCTAGAGGGGTTTTCAAGAAGCTTTGGTATGTCTGTCGATGGGGCTAAACCTGCATAGTTTTTACGGAGAATACTATCGTTGACATGTCCCATCATTCCCTGTACAAGTCCCTCTGGAACGTTGTATTGGTCTAGCATAATCTTTGGAACAATAGATCGAACAGCAGAAGGGCTGGTAACTGGCTTTTGAGAAAGCTGTATTCCATCTGGCCCTTCGACTTTTACCTCTGCAAGAGGCAGTACGTCTGAGAAGGGTTCAAGGCGAGGAGTTATATGCTTGGTAAACGCATCATTAAATTTAGCGTCGGTGGTATCAAATAAAAATTCAGACTTGGATGAATCTAGGTTTCTTTTGAGGAGTTGCCCCGTACCAGAATCTAAATCAAAACTAAGAGACGGACGACCTTTTTTGTCGTTTTTTGTTACCTTTTTACCCGCAACTGTAATTGTATTTCCTGATATAGTTACATCAGACTTTTTTAATTGTTGTAGTTGAGATGGTCTGTTTGATGTTGTAGCGTGATATCGTATCAAATCAGCAGTAGCCTGACCGTATTCGCTTTCAATCATAGGAATCGCTTCGGCGTATATCTTTGTGAAGTCTTCCATTGAAAGAAGACCACGCATAGGACGCTCACCTGCCATACCTGTGCGCTGTGTTCCAATTGCAGTTCCTGCACCCGTAAGTCTGGGATACATTGCCTGTTCAATGTCGCTGCCCGGAACTTTTTCTTTGATACCAGATATTCCGTACTTATTAAATATTGTTTCTAGATGAATTTCTAGGGCTTGAAGGTTAGGGGCACGGTTTGCTTTATCAGGACTACCTGCTTTTGTAAACAAGGGGGCTACATCATCATTTTTCAGGTCTTTGTAGGGCATGGTAATATCCAAACCCATCTTTTTAAATCCTGAAACAAGGGCACCGATTCTTTTCTTTGCATTTTCACTGAGGGTTGGGCTTGACTTGGCAAAGTCAATAGCCTCTTCGACTGTGGCTGTGCCAGCCTTCAGCTTTTCAACAAATTCTATTTCAGTTAGTGCCACGCCTTTTACTTCCTTTGTTTCATTGACGAACTTCAACGGCGACAGCGGATTTTCATCATGTATTCGATTAACGTAAATATCTTCGTCATCTATGTTAGTCCACCTAGCAAGCTTTGGATCTTGCTTAGATGTAGTTTTATACATATAGCCTGATGTAGCTTCTTGGCTATACAGCCGTAAGATTTCTTCTTTTGAAACGCCTCTACTAGAAGGTCTTAAATCATCGCCTGAATAAATATCATAGACATCGCCACGTTTTCTTATTTCTTGGATATTACCTTTTGTTTGCTTGCCACCAGACCCTTTTTCATTTTTCATAAACCCAATAATAATAGAGGGCTTATCTAAGTCGGCTTCTGTTATAGGCTTATTGGCAAGACTGTTTTCTTTTACAAACTTTATGTCATCGTTTGCCATAGGTTAGTATCCAAATACTTCGTCTTGTACTTTATAGACGTGGTTCTTGATTGCGCCTAGTTGTTGGTGTATTGCAGCGTATCCGCTCATACGTGTCATTACCATGTAACGTAGTGCATCGTATGCGTGATCTTCAGCCTTTGTATCCACGTCCTCACTGTTCGTTTTTGAAAGAGGAATACCTGCAAGCTGTTTGATTATGTGCTGACACGTAGAGAAGATGCGTATGCGTGGTTCTTCTGTGTATGGATCATCGCCTAATCTTCTATGTATTTCCATCTTACCCTGAATACGGTTTCTGTCTGATGGTGTCCAACGTACGCCACAGCGCATCATTGTCTCTGCTATAGATGGACCAAAACCCGTCTTATTCCAGCAAGACGAGTCGAGGACGGTGTAGTGAGGTAATGGATCAAATTCTTCTGCTTCTAATATTTTATCAGCTAATTGCTCTGCTGTCAAGTGTTTTGCATAAAGTTCACGATAAACCCAGATATTATTATCCCAGTCAATAGCCCCCCAAAGAACGCACGACGGACTCGCGTAGCCGTAGTCGGCGGCACGAATTCGGGGCCAGTTAGTGGGAAGATCATAAGGTTCGACCACATGTTTCACTCGTGAAAATTCTGGGAAGGCCGCTCCCTCTGCCACATCCCAATCCCCTTCTAGAAGTCTCTTCCGCTCAACTTCTGGGAGCGAACGCAACATGGCTTCGTATTGTCCGTCTGCCATGAGGTGGGGATTATCAGTCAACCGTGCAGGAACGAACTTGCGGTAGAACAACGGTTGACCTGCCTTCTCGTGACCGTTAGGCCATACAAAGGGCTTCATCGTATCTATGTCGTATGCGGGAAACGCTTGGTTTTCTGTGCGTGAGTCGATGTACATCTTCTTGACCCACCAGCCACCAACACCACCGGGGTTGGCTGTGCAGCGCATATATAGATTCTTTTGAAGTTCAGGATCTGTGGAACGTAGTCGGGAACGTAAATAGTCCCAGACGTAAGGGGTTGGGTATTGTGTAATTTCGTCGATACCTATCCAGTTGAAGGCTTGACCCTGAAAACGGGTTACGTCCTTGTCTCTGTCTAGGTAGGTAAACCAAATCGTGGCACCCGACGGGAATACCCACGTTGATTTTGATTCACGGAACTTTGCTCCGGGAAACGCCTTTGTATATAACTGGCGTGATTTATCTATGAGTTCGGTTAGTTCGTCGAGGGTGCGTCTTAGAAGAAGGCCCCTGTGATTAGGGTTGTGGCAATAGCGTAAGGGGTCAGCAAGTAAAGCAAACGACTTACCACCGCCAGCCGCTCCGCCGTAAAGAACATCTTGCTCACCTGCTGAAAGGAACTCCTCTTGAGGTCCCGGATTAGCTTGGAAGACAACTTCAGAATCGCCCACAAGGTCGGAAACGGATGGGGGTAGAACGGAGAGATCTCCCTCATCGATGACGTTCGTTCCGTTTCCTGCAACTCCTTTTTCGACTTTTCCAATTGTCTTTTCCAGCTTTCGGGCATAACTTCTTTGTGCTTCCGCTTTCTTCGTAGCTTGTGTAGCTTTCTTCTTTGCAGCCCGTAAACGCTTCTGTGCCCCACGACGGGCACGTTCAGCGGTGGACAGTTGATAGGTTCGTTTAGCTGGTTTCTGCTGATTTGCTTGCTTGTCTGCCACGACACGCCTTTCCACCGTGCTTCATACCTACTCTATCTATTACCATAGGTATGTATTCACTAACATGTAGTCGTTTTCTTCCTGCAGATTCATCTTGCATCATCAATATATCAACTTGACGACGTTGTTCTGCAGTTAAATCTCTATATGCTGGATATGATTTAGCCATCGATGACGACTTCTTTCTTTGGTGGCAACAGGACTACGCCGTGTATTGCCTGTACGTTGTGGTTGATTTGTTCCTGCTTTGCTACGCCGACGCGATTGAGTAGCGATTCGGCAGCTTTGAGGCGCAGGTCGTCACCTCTTTCCGGGGCGGGGTTATCTATCGTCTGGATCACACGGTTAGCTGCCTTCATTGCATTGGTAGCTAAGATGGTTTTAGTGCGATCTACGATCTCATCAGCAAGAGTTGACTTGAGCCACGCAGCAGATCCACGAGAGTATCCTGCATCAACGGCAGCAGCTGTTACCTGACCGCCATTTTCAAAGAGCAATTCTAGGAACCGCTCTTGTTGTTGGGTCAGTTCCTTCTTCTTGTGTGTCTGGGGAAGTAGATTCATCGTCATTCTCTGAAACGAACTTACAACGCCACTTCGTATCTACAGGAAATAGCTGTTGGGACACAACGAACTTTTCCATTTCAACGATTCGTGCTCTGCATTGCTGTTCTGAAAGGTACGGACCACGTGTATCTCGTATTTCTACACACATATCCGGTAAAACCGACAAGCAGACAAGTATCCAAGCTTCTAGCATGTCGATTTCCTGTCATTTATTACTGTGGGAAGGTCAGTTTGTAGCCTCAATCGCCCAATGTCAAGCATTTTAAGAGGGTTTTTGTCGGGATGTGCTAAGTAAACCTATGCCCACAACACAAGTATAGCTACTATATCTATGTAAGTCAACAATATTCGTAAAAAAAGGCGCAAAGGGGTGCTTTTTTCTTGACAAAACGGTAATCTACCTATACAATGGGACTAAGGCCCACAGGGAAATACACCCATACCCCCCGTTTCCCCCTAAATAGTTCGTTTCATACCCCGCCGGGAGTACCCGCTGGGGTCTTTTTGTGCCTAAATTCAAGGGGGCAACTAAAAAGTGGCCCAGTTAGGAAGGGGGGGACCCCCTACACGTTCGTTTCATACCCATATCGATAACCTAAAAAATACAAAATTGCTGTCGGGATTGCATAGCAAATGTACGGGGGGTGGGGTGGCCCTCGCGCACCCGCCAAGCCAACAATATTTATTTGTCCCATCGGTGATGCCCAAGGATGCAACCACACCGAACCCCCACAACTTGGAACCCGCCGCATATCCCCCGCATGATACCGCGCACATGCGCCCGTGTGCCCCGTTTGTCATATCGTTTATTTCTCTACTGGCCTGTCGTTGTCCCATACATTAACAAAACCCGTACCAGTCACCGCCGGATTTATCCCGCAATATCAAGCCGCATGGGTATATTCTACCGATCAGGCAAAAAAGAACCCCGCCGGACTAGCCAAGCGGGGTCAAGTGGGAGGAAACTAGTTCGTTTCAGGTATCGTTGCGCCTATCCCATAACTCAGCAACAAGGCACCAACACCCGATAACACACCAAGCCAGCAACACCAGCATCAGAATATCACTCATCATCTTGGCCTTTTACTGTCAGGTTTAGCCGCGCAACGGTGCGTGGGTTGTCGGTTAACGTTGTGAATTGATCAAACCCGATAGACCGCAACAAAGCTTTCAGGGTTGCCGCCTGTGCTTCTAATGCTTCGACTGATTGCAAGATCAAGGCTTGTTCAGTGGTCGTAATAACAACCATGCGCTTGGCGTCGCTGTTAAAATCATCTTTGTTGATTGATATTGTGGTTTTCATAACGTTGGTTCCTTTCATATGAAAACGGGCAAGATCGCCCTGCCCGTTCATTATTAGTTCGTTTTGCCCTAGCTGGCAAGCTTATATTTAGGCCGCTGATATCCGGCACGGTTCACCACAATTTTATAACCATGTTGGCGCAACCGATGCACGGCATTAGAAACCCCGCGAATAGACAAGCCGGACTCACGGGCAAGGGTCTTTATATTGATGCCATGCTTCCTAGCCGCAAGGGTACGATAAACCCGCGCCAGTGACGAATTCGGGCGGAATGGCCGCTTGTCGGTTCCGCGTTCGCCGCGCCGCCGGACTGGTTGCAAGGGTTCCCCATGCATACCAGTTTGAAAATCAAACTCGGCCTTAAACCGCTGGTATAAGTCCTGCTTTACATCGGCACGGACAGCCGACACAAGTTGGTTGCAAAGCTCTTTGATATGTTCGTTGTTGGTTGTCATCGTTCTGATCTTTCTTTGCTGATTAAAGGGTAATGAAAAGGACACAAAGCGCAATCAGCAAAATAACGCAAAGTGACCGATAGAGTAGATAGAAAGCTTCCAATTTATCATTCATCACGCCGCCACCGATTCCAGATATTGCCATGACGGGGACGTGATAACAGTTCTTACATCCTCATTACGTTTACGCTGAACCATGTGCTGGCTGGCTGTGTTTTTGCCAGTCTGCCGCTCGACACCATCCGCGCCAGTCCATGTGACGTTGGTATGGGTTGCCCAATGGGTCAAAGCATTATAGGCCGCCCACATGGTCGCGCCTAGTTCCTGCTTTTCAGCGTTGAATTGATGCATCAGGTAATTGAAGA